TCGCTGATTGCAGCGAAGACAGATCTGAGCCGATCGTCCAATACTTGATATGTCGCTTATGCTGCTTCAGCCACTCTCCACCCTTAATGCCAGGCGCGCCGTTCATCCGCTGCGCCATAAATCGCTTGCGCACGCGCGCGGTCGCCCGGCTCATTTCTATTTTGAGGTATCTGGCGGCCAATTCAGGAGCCTGGCCGAACGCCTGCGCAACTTCATCAAAATTGATGCTTTCCACTCTAATTCCGTCGGTGCCCATTAGGCCTGCACCTGCACGCGAAATAGGCCGCCATCACTTGACACCAGCCCCACATCCTCTCGAATCACCTTCGTCACCACAAAGGTGGTGTTCTGAGCATCATCCAAGCTCTTCTTGAAGGCGACATGATCCAGACGCTCCTTAATACTCGTCACGCCGTTCGTTACATCGTTAGGAATTAACAATTCCACCGTATTGGACGGATACGTCATTCCTCCAGCCGACTGTACTTGCGACGGTCTCCGCTCCACGATGGCCTTGAACGTCGTCGCCACCCCGCCAGATGGTGTGTAGGTGACGGTCTCTCCACCAAGCTGCGCAATCAGATTGACGGAATCGGAAGCCATCCAGATCAGCCCTTCTTTTCGCGTTTCGCGAACATTTGCCGCGCCGCCGCCACTGGCTCAGCGGAGTCCGCCACCGGCGCGATCGCCTCGACGCACACCTGATGCACCTTGGGCAGCTCGCCCTCGATGCCCAACACCTCGCCCGCTTTGAAGGCCTGAAGCTCCTTCAAGCGAAAGCGCCCCTCGCCCAACGGCTCAACACGGTCCCTGCGGTCCCGCGCTTGCGCCTCGCTCAACTGCACCACGGTGCCCGCCGCCAATGGCAGGGCTTGGATTGTGCGATAGTTCATCATGCTCGGCTCCTCGTTCTCGATTCAGCGGCCCCACGAATCCCCCCGCTGCCGGAGGGATTCCAGAGGGATTCCATCAGACCCGCGATTAGGTCATCGTCACGTAGCAGGCGCGCTGCCAGTAGCCGTAGCCCACGCCGCGCCAGGCATCGATGCCGAACTGCCAAGCGTCGTTGTCGAATTCGTACTCCGAGCCTTCCGCCTTCGCCTTCAACTCGACGTCCTGCTCGGTCTGCCGAATGAGGGCCTTGATCGGGCTGTCCGTGCGGAAGACGGCGAAGGAGTCAGTCCAGGTGAGGCGAGCATTCATCTGCACGTCCACCCGCATGCCGGCGATGAGGTTCGGATTCAGATTCTGGCTGAGCGCCGCCGTGGTGAGCGTGCTGACCGCCGCGACGGCCGTGAGGTACAACCCCACCGGCACGACCACGACGAACGCCCTGGCGTTTTCGTTCATCGGCTCGCCTTTGTCGTCCTTGAAGCTGAGAATCTGCGCAATCCCCTTGAGGATGGACTGCTGCATTTCCTCCATGCTCGGCGCCGTCACGACCCCGTGCGAAACGGCTGGCAACGCGGAGATATCGACGGTGATGTCGTTATCCTGCGTGCCGGAATCGCCTTCGCTGTGATCGGTGTCGAAGAAGTACTGGCCGTCGTAACAGGCGGTCGACGGCGCGTTGAGCAGGAGCGTGCTGATCAGGCTCGCCCAATGGGTCTGGGCGCGATCGGCAAATTCCTGCATGCGGGCCTCGATCTGCGGCGTTTTGTCGCGCCGGCGGTCCCGCTTGCGGATCTCGATCGTCGCCTCGTAGTGCTTATTGACGATCGTCAAGCCGTTGCCGGAAAAGCCCTTCGCCTGGCGTCCGCCCACCCACTCGCGCATGGCGGGAGACTGCCCCAAGAAGTTGTAGGTCTCGCTCGCCTGGTCGCTGGTGAACAGGTTCGCGACGCCATCGATCCAGGCCATGCCCGGATCTGACTCCAGTCGGGCAAAATACAGGCCCATGATTGCGTTGCTGGTGAGTAATGATTGATCCATCGTGCGCTCCTCCGTCTAATCGTTAAAAGCTGTGTGCCGTGCCGCCGGTTATGCCTCGCGCGCCCAGATGCCGCGCATGTCCGTCACCATGTACCCGTCTGCATCGCCCGCGATCAGCGTGACGAAATCGCCGCGCCGCTGCGTGGCCTTGGTGCAGATGAGGTCCTTATTGTCAGCGCCGGTGATGTCCGGCCCGAGGATCATGTCCGCCGCCGCCGGATCGATGGTGACTGCCGTGGTCCCAAAGGCCCCGATTGCCAGGATCGTGAGACCACTCAGCCCCGTCGCAATGGCCGGCAAGGTCAGAGCGTCGGCATCGCCCGCCGCCGTGACACAGAACAATTTGCCTGAATCTTCCGCGTCGAACGTCTTGGTACCGGTTAACTCTTCACGGACGGTCTTGTGTGCCCACGGATCACGATAATTCAGCGCGTCGAATGCCACCACCGCGACACCGGACGACACGTACCGATGCACAAATCCGATAAACACACCGCTCACCGGGCTAAACCCGAAGGTGTCGTCGTCGGTCGCATAGACCGGCTGACCCACATCGGTGATCAGCGCGCCACTCACCGAGAGCTGCACTTTCCCGCTTTCGATCACATCGACATTGATCGCGGCGGCCGCCCCGGCGGAGTTGTCCGCTTTGGCTTCCGCAAATCCCGCAAAGCGGTTGCCCGCCGCCAAGGGCTGTGCATGCCCGCTGGCGTCCACGATTCCGACCGCGCCGCCTTCATAAATGATGTCGGCTGCAATGACGGGGAACGCATTGCGCGTGCCGCCTTCGTAGCTGCGCACCTTGTTGGCCGCCAAGGTCGTCCCCAACAGGAACGGCACGGCCATCGCCCCGGCCCACTCTCCCATGACCATCGGCAATCCGACTGCCACCACCGCCGCCACGCCCATCAGGAGCCACAGGCCCCACTTGCTCTGTACCTTCATGTCGTCCTCCCTCAAAAAGTGAAATCGTCTCGCGCCCGTGATGTCGCCCCTTACGCCTTGGTCAGCTTCTTGATGCCCCCGCGTGCGTCCGCCCTGGCATAGGCGAGATAGGCCCCGAGACTGGTAAATTCCTCGCGCACGCCGCCCACGTTCTTCTCCCACTCGGCCTTGCAGCGATCCTCGACGGAAAGCGCCGACTCCTCGCTGGCCGGTACGCTCGTCTCCACCGATCCGCCCGCGCTCGCCGGTGCCGCCTGCTCGATCTCGGCCAGCTTCCGGATCTTGAACGCCCGCGTAGCCTCCTCGACGGTCGCGCCCAGCGCGATCAAGTGCTTGCTGAGCGCCTCCTGCCCTGGCAGCATGGCCGCCAGAATGCCGGTCACGCGCTCGCGCTCCGCCTTGCCGCCTTCGGCGAAGGCCTTCTTCTTTTCTTCTTCGTTCAGGGCTACCTGTTGCTGCGTCAGCTCGCTCATACGTTCCTCCATAGTGGTGAAATGCACGGTGATGGCTTGCATCAGCGGGTTATCCGCCGACCAGCGGTTGAGAAATGCGCTGATCTTGGATGCCAGGCTGTCGCCGCGCTCGAACAACCCGCCGGGATTGGCCGCCGGTTCATCGACAATGTCGGACGCCAGCAGCTGCTCGACCCGCGCCAGCCTCGGCAAAGGCTGGCCCTGCGCGTCGATCTTCTTAGTGCCGTCCTCATGACGCTGCTCCTCCGCCTTGCCATCGAAAACGATGGAAGCTCCAAAAGCCGCCGGATCGCGCTCGGCCAGGCCCAGCACGTAGCTGTACAGATCCCCTTGAGGGGCGTCCTTGGCCGCCTCGCTCAAGTGCAAATCACCCAGCACGCGATCCCCCGACAGGCGCAGGTTCTTCGTGCGCCCCAAAAAGGTGCCCATCGACGTATTGCTGGCGTTCGGATGGTCGAAACGAGCCTTCACGCCGAGCGCAGACCGATTGCCTAACTCCACCACCTGCTTCAGCGTGGTGTCGTCAATCTGCATGTTATGGCCGAGCGCCGGCCCTTTCGTGATGACGGAGTAGCCGTAAATCACCCCCGCCGCCCGATCGACGGCAGGCTGCCCCTCCCGCAACTCGATCCCTCTGGCCACGCTGCACCGATGCCAGCGGCCCTCACCTGAGAGGCCCAGATCCAACGCCCCATCCAACGCCGCCGCCAGTCCATTCAAGTCATTCATGCTTCTATCTCCGCATAGTCTTCAGCCGGATCCGTGGCAGGATCTTCAGCCGGATCAGCACTAGGCTCAGTCTGAGCCGGAGCCACGGGCGCAGCCGCTCCGGTGGCGGGTGACGGATCGAGCAGCCCCAGCTCCAGACGCCGGTCCTGCTCGCGCTTCTGCTGCGCCAGCACATCTTCCCAGTCGCGGCCCTGTGCCGCGCACTCGTCCGCGAGCGTCGAGAGCCGCGCCTCGATCGCCAGTTGAGAGGAATTCACTTCCTTGACGGGATCGACCCAGCCCCAGCCCGGCGCGATCCAGGAGGCCTTCATCCAATCCTCGCGCTGATCGCCGAAGAGATTGACCGGCGGGAGATCTTCACGCAGCCAGGCTTCCTCGATGACCCACTCCCAACAGGGCTGACACAGCCGCTGCGCGAGCCACACCTGATCGCACTTGAAAAACCGCCGCGCTTCCAGCATGGCCGCGCGGGCGCTCGAATAATTCGTGCGGGAGAAATCTTTCAGGACCAATTCCAACGGCAACCCGAGTGAGGCCCCGATGCTGCGCAGGACGGCCAACACAAACGGCTCAAACGCGCCAGTCGGACGCTTCGGATCGCCAAAGGTGATCGACTCGCCGGTGCCCAAATACTGGATCATGCCCGGCTCCATGCCTTCGAGCCGGTTGCCGGCGGCGTCCGCCGTGGCGCCCTCAAAGGCCGCATTCGGATCCGACTTGGTGACAAACGCCGTAAAACAGGCCGCCACGCGAGCCGCGACGATCTCCGCCTCCATGAAGTCGCCCAAATCCTTGAAGGCCGACAGCACCGGCGCAAAGAACGGCTCGCCCCGCGTCTGCCCTGGCCGCTTGACCGCGTACAAATGCAGCACGTTGCGCCGTCCGGCTCGATTGAAGGCGGGATAGCGCACCCATTCCTGCTGCGTGCCTGCCGTGCCGGTACGCCCCAGCAGCACGTCGCCTGGATGGCGCGTGCGGATGTGATAGGCGATGGGCTGTCCCCGGTCTCCCAACTCCACGCCGTCGCGGATGTGGGGATTCCCTCGCTGCCCTGGCGGTGTCTCCACCCGATCGGCCTCGATGATTTCGAGCGCGAGCGCATAGCGGCGTCCCGGTTCAGCCGGGAGCATGAGCGGCAGGACGAAGACCTCGCCATTTTCGAGAATCTGCCGTTTGACCAGCGCTTGGATTTCGGAAAAGTCCATTCGGTTCTGGCTATCAGCCGTGGCAGACCACCGCCGCCAGGCGCGCTCAGCTTGGCGCGAAAAATCCGCCGCCACAGTGGCCGACACCCCGAGCGCAGCGGCATCCGGGCGGCTTTGCGGCTTCAGGCCGGTGCCGACCACGTTGGCCACGACGGTGGCGGTAATCGCGCTGGCGTGTGCATCGTTGCGGTTCAAATCGCGGGAGCGCTGGCGGAGCGTCGGGAGATCCGGCAAGAGATCGGCGTCGGCGCTGCCGTTGAGGGCCTTCCAGTCGCCCCGCAAGCGGCTCTTCTCGGCCCCCCGATAGGTGCTGAGCATCTTGGTCGTCGTGCGGGCCTTGATGCGGCTCATGGCCCAGCCTGGCGCGATGACGCTGATGGCGGCGTCGAGATAGGCTCCGGCGCGTTCCAGTCGGCTGAGCCGAATCGTGGGCACGTCACGCATCACGATGGCCGCCCTCCGAAGTTCACATAGGTGCGGAGCGGACCATTTGCTGGCGATGCGCCTAGGCGCTGCGCCCGCTGATTCCACGTTTCAATACCCTGCTGAATCGCGGCAAGATCGGCCCGAGTGAGTTTCCGCCCATTAATCTCGTAGGATTGGCCGGACAATACGGCCGTCTCTGCTGCTAGGTAGGCGTCGAGTTGGGATTGAGCTTGCGCTGCGGTAATACCAGCCATCTGTGCCGCTCCCAGAACAACAAAAAAGGCCAACCCATGAAGAACGGATGTTCTCCACAGATTGGCCTTCGGGGTATCCGAACGAGCCGACTGCTTATTTAGGCGTGCAACACATGCCGAACGGGTTCCTGGGCTTTCGGCGCTTGGCGGCGGGTCATCGTGTCGATGCGCGTGACGCCCCCCTGCCAGCACTCGATGACGATTTGCCCGGTGAATCCATTCGGCAGCATCTTGATCTCTTCTTCAGTCCAGCATGGCAATTTCATGTGATGCGTTGTGAGTACCACCCTGTTTACTAAAAAACAACCGGGTTGTTGCAACGGTAGTTTAGTCGCGCACTTTTCGCTGGAGATACTCCACCATGAACCGCAACAGCTCAGCGCGCAGCACATAGCGCTCGCCGATGTTGTCCCGAAAGAATCCCAGCTTCCCGCTTTCCAGGTAATAATGCACCGTCCCCCGGTTCATACACAGCAGCGCCGCGATGGCCGCCGGGCTGAAGCAGGGGAACGTCGGCACCCGCACCACATCCGGCACGACGACGGGCGCGGCGGGAGCTGGTGCAGGCTGCGCGCCTAGCACTTCAGCAGGTGGCGCCGACTTCGACGGCCTCCCCATCCAGCCTCTGCGTCCGGCGTTCCAGGTCACCGGCGGCTCATCCATCCGCCGCCGCGCTTCGTGGCGCCGGCAGGCTGCGGTGGTGGCGCGGGACGTGGCACCCAGGGCGCGGTGGCCACGGCGACATCCTCCGGCGCGGCAATCTCCACCTGCACCGGCTGCTGCATCTTTTCCGCCAAACGCTCCCAGTTCGGATTCAGCAGCGAGACGGCTGCGAGGTTGTAGGCCTTCAAGTCCAGCGCCTCGTTGCGGGCGCGGATCTTTTTGTAGAAATACCCGGTCATGACGCCGCGGTCGTACTTGTTCCGCTTTTCTTCGCTGGCGAGCTGCTGAAAATGTTCTTCGTCGTACTCCGGCCGGTCAGGGAAGTGCATATAGCCTGGGCCTGGGTCGGTGATCTTCATCCGCGCAAAGAGCGTATCCTTCGCGGCCACGGTGCCGACGTGATACAGGTGCACGCTGGCCCCACGCGGGCGCGTGGGCCTCGGTGGAACAAGCGGCGCGCCCTGTTGATTGCTCCCCTTGAGCGCATAGCACCGGCCGCGATAGCGCCGCACGAACCAATACGCCTCTTTGGTGTGGTGCCCGCCGGTATCGACGACGACGCATTCCACCCGCATGGCGATGCCCGACACATGCAGCCACTTGCGCTGCAGCCAGTCGGTGAGATCCTTCCAGACGGTGGGCTGTCCAGGCGAGCCAGGGAAGACCCGCTTTTCGATGCTCCACGACTCTTCGTCGACGCCCCAGCCCTCAATCTCAGC